CTTTATGAATGGTTGTCACTTTGACATTGGGCGAGATAATACCGTTAGTTTCTAGCATGGCAGACAACACGGCAGCCGCTTTGTGTGTAGGCGTGGCAATGGTGATTAGTTTGTGAGATAGGGATTTTATAACGGTGGCAATAGTTGTGCTTTTGCCTGTGCCTGCGAAGCCTGTAAGTAAAACGGGTTGTTTGTTGGCTATGCAATCTAGGATTGTGTCAAATGCGAGTTGTTGCTTGTTGGTGAGTTTCATATTTTTATTCCTTGTTGCTAACTCCTATTTTTCAGGAGTTAGCAAATTACTCTTTTAAATTACAGGATAATACAAAACGCTTTTGCCTTCTTTTTTTGAGTAGATTTTGTTTGAGTCTGTGAGTCTTTTTAAGATGCTCATTTTATCTGATAAATCAGCGTTTCTGAATTTTCTTGTTTCTAACCCCATTGACCGCAAAGATATTCCTTTATTTTTGCAAATGATTTTATAAGCAACATCTTCTAAATTTTCATTTTGGTTAATTACAGGTTTTTGCTTGTTGACTTGGCAAAATGTTGTTGTTGTCGCACTGACTGCCAATTCATACGCCTTAGCATCACTTGCGCCAAGTGACTTAGCTACTGACAGGCAAGCATTGATTGCTTGAGAGAAAAATAACGATTCGGAGTTTTTCATAACGTAAATTCCACAAATAAGAAAACCGCTTTTTCTTGCTTGGTGAAGGAGGGTGAAAGTTTGCACCCAACAAGCGAAAAAACGGTTTTCTCATAACTTAATAAGTCTAATGCTTGGCCTTCACGCTATTCACTAGACGCGTAAATTATGCTGCTTTTCTATGTTTTTGTCTAATAACTTTTAGCTATAAATAATCGTTTTTTAATAGTTTTTTAGAAACGGCGACGAAAAAAAAGCGTCGACATCAGTGTCGACACCTTCAAAGCTTAGAGCCGCAAGGCTTGCATGGAATCGTCGACACTTTGCTGGCGACACTATATATAATATATATAAATAGTACAGAGAGAGAGCATTGTATTAAGGTTTTTAGGGGAATTTGTTAAAAGACGACAATTTTTTCTAAAATTGTTTTTGAATGGAACACAACACATTTGGCACGTTTCTCTTGTAGCCCTTGCGGCTCTAAGGTTTGACCTGTTCCTGCACGTGAAACACTAGAAACGTGTCACAGTATAAAAACAGGTCGGTCAATTCCGTTTGACCTTTCAACATTAACTTATTTTGAATCCTTTACGCAATCACTTTTGAAAAAAACAGGCATAAAATAACGAACCGCTTTTCCTTCCTTTTTTTCAAAGATTTTTTCTTGCGCCTGCAATTTAGTCAACATCTCTAATTTTTGCACCGCGTCCATGTTTCTAAATGCTCTAAGTTTTTGGCCAATATCGCGGCTTGATGCGCCTTTTTTGCCAAAATCATACACGACATTTAAAACATCTTCCTCAATCCCTATTTCCTCATCTAGTCCGTTAATCTCTAATCGTGACAGCAATTTCTCAAGATGAAAGACAATCCAATTAGCCACCCATTGCACAATACGCTCGTCAATAATCGGTTGTGATGGGTTATTAAACGCACTCAAAGCCACGCAAAGCCGCTTAAACGTGCCGCACCAACCGAGAGCAATACCTATCAAGTCTTTACGTTCATCGCTGCTACAAGCGGCTTTAATGCGCGTTAATGAATAGGCAAATAAACTAGCCGTGTTATCACAATCAAAAATAGCAATCTTTTGCACTGGATTCATGCAAGCAATATCAAAAAAATCACTATCTGTTTTCTTGATTGCATTAACGATAAATTTAATCGACGCAGGAAACGGCGCATCAAAATCACGTTCACACGATACCGAGTCGCCGCCCTGTGCAATCATTAAACGCTGCAAAGCCCCCAAGCTGTACTGGTCGCGCTGTGCTACAAAGTCGATGTGCTTGCTGCTCATTAACGAAAGCATGGTCATAGACGGGCGGTAGATGTTGTACTCTGATATGTGCTTATCACCATCCCCATCTTTTTTGCCAAAATTCGCGCCTACGCTGTCTTTATCTAAATATAAAGTGTTATTGAGATACACTTCATTGATTGCGCTCAATGCGCCTTGTATTGCGCCCGATTGCTGTTTTTTACCAAAGTTGATCATCGTGGCATAATCATCAGTCGCCCAAAACATACGCGGCATAGTTAAAAGCTGTTTATGCAGACAACTCGAACCACTGATTTTAGTACCACGGATGATATTACGGTCGCCACACGCATCAATGGCACTGTTTAAAATCCCTTTAAGTGGTTGTAACTGCCCTGCCGAGTCGGCAACAATAGCCAAAAACGCGCTTGAGCTTGTGCCGTCTTTTAGCCGAACACAACGACTCGACATAGCACAAGCAAAGGCTAGTGTCGCCTGCACGATTGAGTATTTTGGAGCTGTACCGATTTGCCCTTTAATCCATTGCGCCACCTCGTTTAATGATTTTACAGGGAGTGAACAATCAATCTTTACAGTGTCAACTTGTACAGGCTTTAACTCGACAACATTGCTATTAAAAAAACTGTTAGCAATCGCCGCGCCTTCGTTAATCAATTCGCTATCGTCTGGCTTTTTGTAATCCATATCTAAAAGCAAAGCAGCCTCTTTAACCGCTTTTTTCAAGTCGTTATTGTGTTGATAATACAAATACACGCCAAAGGCCGTATGCGCGTAACCATCGCCTAACGGGTCGCTTGCGTGGTGAATGTAAACCTTATCCACACCTTCGCCTGTCAACAAAATACACCCTGCCAATTTTGACTTAGAGTGTGGACTCAATAACCGCGTTTTCGTGATCCGCTTATAACCGTAGTTTGTGAGTAAATTGATTAGATTCATGCGCTGATTAAACGCGCCTATTACATCGTCATGGCCGCCTTTAAACACGCGCATTGGCGCGGCTTGCGCCTTGTAATCCTCTTTTTCAATATGCCACGGACACGCGCTTTTAAGCACGTCTTTGGCAATATCCCATTGAGTCCAAATGTTCAATAATTCGGGCGGTAACTCTGGCAATTGTTGCCAGTCGCCTACCCAAACATACGGACGCAAAGTATCGGGATGAATAGAAGGTGGTAACACGTCTTGTGTAAGACCGCCGCGCAGTTCAAACACCACATCACTTTCCTTCGGGTTCAACTCATTAACCCAATTAAGCGCATGGCGTTTTAGTTCTACGCCGACAGGTGCGCGATAAATCAATTTTGAGCGATTAAGCCGACCCGATTCAATCCGCACACCATCACGCATCAACTGCGACAAGTCCACGCCAATCGCTGCTAATGCAATCTGAGAATGTTCTATATTGTCGATGTCTAGCGTACAAGTGCCGCTCAGTTCGTGAATTAAGCCAATGCCGTTGTGGTCGAATAAATTTAGGTCAGTAATCGGCTTTTTTTCCCAGCCCTTCTGAAACGGTTCTTTGCCGCGTACCGCGCACAACTTGAAACCGTGATTAACATATTCTTGAGCCGCTTGCTTATTGTTTTGCATTTTCTAATTGTCCTTCTAAATAGTCGGAGAGTTTTTTGATGGTGTCATAGTCGGCCTTCTCCACTTTCATCAAACGATAAATTGTATTGGAATGGATACCGACACGTTCAGCAACAACATTTAGTTGTCGGTCTGTTAGTAGATTTTTAATCTCTGGTAACGATAACATTTATTTACGCCTTTTTTGGTTGTCAGTGTTGACACAATAACAAATTATAATTAACATGGCAACCACTGAGACGTTAGAAACCAACGAAACAGTGAATCTTAAACCAACGAAACAGTGAGTATATTATGAGTAATTTATCAGCCTATAACTTCAACGCTGAAGAAGTAGAACCCTCTTCATCATTTGACCCAATCCCAGCAGGTTGGTATCAGGCAATCATCAACGCGTCAGAAATGAAAGCAACCCGTGACGGTTACGGCGAGTATCTTTCTTTGACTTTGCAAATTATTGACGGTCAATATGAAAACCGCCTTGTATTTGCGCGTTTGAATCTTAAAAACGCTAACGACAAGGCTGTCGATATTGCGCGTAAAGACTTGGCCGCAATTTGCCGCGCCGTTGGCGTAATGTCTCCGCAAGCGAGCGAAGAACTGCATGACATCCCTTTGATGATTAAAGTCAAAGTTCGACCTGCGAGTGGTGATTATGAAGCATCCAATGATATTGGTGGTTATAAAGCGGTTGAAGGTGCGAATTTAACGCCAGCACCGAAAACACAAACACCGCCACCAGCCGCCACTCCCGCCAAAAAACCTTGGCAAAAATAAGAACACGTTTTTTAACGCGCTTTAGGGCGCGTTTTTAATTTTTGGAGTACGAGATTATGTCATTTTTAAGCAATATCACACGCAACAAAGCCAAAACCGAGCGCGTTATTGTGTACGGTGAAAGTGGATTAGGTAAAACCACATTTGCCACGTCAGCACCAAACCCAATCGTGATACAAACAGAGGACGGCTTAGGCGAGATTGACGTTCCTTGTTTCCCTCTTGCTGAATCATATATTGATGTGATGAAGGCACTCGACAGCCTAGCCAACGAAAACCACGATTTTAAAACAGTCGTTATTGATAGCTTAGACTGGCTTGAATCGCTGATCTGGAAGCAGGTTTGCATTGACAACAAAGTGCCAAGTATTGAAAAAATCGGTTACGGACGCGGCTACAACGAGGCTTTAGTTTTTTGGTCTTATTTTTTTGACGAACTGAACAAGTGTCGAGATAAAGGAATGTTGATTATTATGACAGCACATAGCCAAGTCAACAAAATAGAAGACCCTGAGTATTTAACCTTCGACACCCACGACCTAAAGCTACACAAAAAAGCAGCAGCATTGTGTCGTGAGTTTGCCGATGTTATCGGTTATGCAAGCCTGAAAAAGATTATCAAAATCACCGAAGGCAAAGGCTTTAACGAAGACCGCAACCGCGCAATAAGCACAGGTGAGCGCATTTTGAACCTAAGCACTAATCCTGCTTATACTGCCAAGAACCGCTACGATATGCCGCCAACTATGCCTCTTTTGTGGTCAGAGTTTGCAAAACACTTGCCAAGCCAAAAATAAACCATACCTAAAGCGTGAGCATTGTCTCACGCAACCGAGAAACCGACATGATTACACTCAGAGATTATCAACAGGACGCAGTTGAATCAGCTT